CGCTGATTACATGGCTGTTGATTCATTCAACATGCATTGCGCTCCGTACGGTTATATGGTTGTCACAAACAGACAGCTTGAAACAATTAAAAATTTACTTGAAAAACGTGGCGTTGGAATTTATTAAGGAGAAAAAAATGGAAGACAAAGACTTAGCAGTGTTAAAGCGTTACATTGAAAACCGTCAAAAGCACGGTTACTCAGACGAAGAGTTGTTTGAGATGCGCGCATCATTCGGTGAAGACGAAGAGGTTGTTGACATCTTTACGGGTCAAACAATTGACCTAGGCAGACGATCATGAGTTACATGGTGATTGACGCGGTGACCGATGAGATCGTCGAGAGCAACTTCGAGTATAAGCATCACGCGGAGTTGTTTATCGAGGTGCACGGTAAAGATTATCCTAACGCTGAACTTTTTGTGGAGGTAGCATGAGTCGTCCAATGTATGAATCACAAGCTGATCTCACGCACGAAAATAAAATGAAAGCTTTTTTAGAGACGAAGTGGAATTGCGCATTACAAAAGTTACCACTTAAATATCAACTTGATTGGTTAGCAATGCGCGGTAAAGATCCTTACGCGTTTATAGAATTTAAACATCGCGATAAGCTATCATTCAATGCACACCCGCGCTATATGATCTCACTCGACAAGTGGATGAAGGCAAAACAGTTGTGCAGGGAAGTTGAAGTCCCATTCCTTATGGTGATTACATTCACTGAGGGAACTTACTACGGCGTGTTTACTAACAATATGGTGGATGTAACGTATGGCTTTGGTGGTCGTTATGATCGTGGTGACGCACAAGATGTTGAGCCAATGGTGTACTTGCCATTAAATATATTTAAAAAAATTACATAATTCTGTTAGTATAAAATCATGATTGATATTGCGTTTTGGTTGCAACTAGGATTGTTTATTTTAGTTAGCGCGTCATTTATCTTAATGATTTTAGTTTCTATCATCATGGTTGAATACCGAGAATTTAAAAAGCGCAAAAGAAAATGAGTCAGCATAGGTACATTGGATTAATTGATGGCGAAAAAATGCGTGGGTTTCATTCACGCGTAGAATTAGAACATTGGTTAAAAGATAAACCCGAAGCAACTTTTGTTAGGTATGCAGTTAAACGCAAACCAAAAATGAATTTAGATGAGTACGAATTAGCGCCCTTCTAATATTGTTTATTGTTATTTGTTTATGGTTCTTGGTTGGTATTACGTCCGTATCAATCATCGTAATACGTCCGTATGTTTTCCGTAATACGCCCGTATAAAATTTCCCCGAAAAGAAAATACAAACTAAAAAGATTTAGTGACTAATTATTATTTGACTTATCACTATTGTCCGCTTACATTCTTTACCATTATGGTAGATACAATACAAACAAAGAAGAGAGTCTTATCATCTTACCAAGGTAAGGATGACAATACTCGTGTGTCAGATACACAATCTAACAATGACTCAGTGAGCGTTAACAAGGGTGGAAGACCTACGCTCTATAGTCTCGAGATTGCTTTGGAGATCTGTGACAGGATTGCTGACGGTGAGAGTTTAGTAAAGATTTGTAGCGATGCGAAGATGCCGAAGAAGACTGCGGTGTACGAGTGGTTGTTGCGTCACAAAGAGTTCACGGAGATATATGCGCGCGCGAGGGAAGACCAAGCTGACACATTGGCCGACGAGATCCACGCAATCAGCGATGAGCTCCCACAACAGATCGTTGACGACAAGGGTAACAAGACTCGTTATGACAGCGCCTACGTTCAATGGCAAAAGAATAGAGTGGACGCTCGCAAGTGGGTGGCCGCGAAACTTAAACCTAAGAAGTACAGTGACCGCATTGCGCACGTTGGTGACAATGAAGCTGACTCAATCAACATCAATGTAAACATCTTTGACGAGATGATTAAGAACCTCGAATTAAAAAGACAGGCTAAGTGAGCTTCGCAAAAAGAAAAGCTGACGGCTTCATGACAAAGAAAATGCATCAAGACATTACGACATACGAACAAGGTTACATTGACATGCCTAAAGACTCATATACGCTCGAAGAGCTTAAAGACATTGTGAATAGTGTAGAGAAGTCAAACGAAAGAATTAAAGCTATTGTGTTACCCGAATACGAACTGAATAAATCGACGGGCTCTGTACAGCGTGTCGGCAATGACTGACGTAGTTGAGTTACTTAAAGACAAAGAAGTAGAAGCGCAGTTTAAGCAACTACCCGTTGCTAAACAGATAGCGATAGCGTGGCGCATTAAGTGGTTAACGCAAGCGCATGATCACCAAATACTTCCACACGGTGATTGGGCGATATGGTTATTGTTAGGCGGCCGCGGTGCAGGGAAGACAAGAACATCCGCAGAACAGATTGGATGGTGGGCGTGGGAACAACCTAACACAAGATGGTTAGTATCCGCACCAACATCGATGGACGTACGCGGTACATGTATAGAAGGTGAGTCAGGTCTGTTGAGTTGCATACCTGCGATCCTCGTAGCTGACTACAACAAGTCACTACTCGAGATCAAGCTTACAAACGGATCGCTGATCAAAGGCATATCGGCGTCAGAGCCTGATCGATTCCGCGGCGGACAGTATCACGGCGCATGGTTGGATGAGTTGGCGGCGTGGGATTACTTACAAGAAGCATGGGACATGATTCAATTCTCAGTGCGACTTGGTAAGCATACAAGGATCATTGCATCAACGACACCACGTCCTAAAGACTTGATCGTTGACTTAGTAGGACGAGCTGACGACGCATCGAATGAAGTTGTTATGACGACCGCGTCAACGTACGCGAACATAGACAACTTAGCACCAAGCTTCCAACAGCAGATCTTGCAGTACGAAGGAACGAAGCTAGGTCGACAAGAGATCTATGCCGAACTGATTGACCCCGAAGAGGGTGGCATTGTTAAGAGAGATATGTTTAAGCTATGGGACGCGAAGAAACCATTCCCTAAGTTTGAATACATCATACAGAGTTACGATTGCGCATACACAGAGAAGACTATCAATGACCCAACAGCGTGCTTAGTCTTCGGCGTATTCAAACCGATGGATGGCCCAATGGCGGTGATGTTGATAGATGCATGGCAAGAACGCATGCAGTACCCTGACCTAAGAAAGAAAGTGCAGGAAGAGTATGAAGTTAGTTATGGTGCAGATAGCGAGTCTGACGCAGGAGAATTTGTCAAGGGTAAACGAGTTGATCTCATCCTTGTCGAAGATAAGGCGAGTGGAATCAGTCTCATACAAGATATGCAACGGGCGCATCTACCTGTGCGAGCTTACAATCCAGGTCGAGCGGACAAGGTACAGAGGCTTTCCATTGTTGCAAACATTATCGCTCATGGACGCGTGTGGATTCCCGAGTCTACAGTACGACGTGGATATGTACGTGATTGGGCCGAGGGCTTTGTATCGCAGATATGTTCGTTTCCTGAAGCTACGCATGATGACTATGTGGATGCATGTACACAAGCACTTAGGTATCTAAGAGACGCAGGCATGTTAGAGATTGACCCGAGACCTTATGACCCATCGGATGATTATGCTGACGCTTATGAATACAAAGAACGCGTGAACCCATACTCAGTATGATTGTTTACAAAGTTGTTGGGTTGTTTAGTTTAAGAAAGCGCGTTATTAAAATGCGAGTGTCAGACAAAGGTAAGAGGTTGTATAGCAAACGCTACAGACGTATATGGTTTTGGCACGAAGACAGATGGAATCAAAGACATGGCGAAAATACAAACACCGTGCAAGAACATATGTGACCTAGACATTAAGAAACAAGTATGCAAGACATGCAAACGTACAAAGGATGAGATAGCAAGTTGGTTAGATTACACACCAAGCGAACGCAAAGTTGTAATGAAACGCATCAAGGAACGAGATGGCATTCTTAAAATCAGTAGGTAAGAAGTTAGCTGAGAAAGCAACCGAAGGCGCATTAGAGTCTGTTGCTAAACAAGCTCGAGCTATTGGTAAAAAAAGCGATGTAATACCGCCTCGGTTTGAACGCGCGCCCGCAAAAACAAAAGAAGAGATTGATACAATTGCACAACGTGTAGCTCCACAACTTACAGGGGAGTTTGTTAGACTTGATCCAACAAAAAGTATAAACCCCGCAGGCTTATCAAAAAAACGATTTGATATTGAAAAAGAATTAGAACACGACATTAGACCTGCGAGAGAAGTTGCACCACCTTCAATGTTTGATTACGAATCTAATTTAGGCAAAGTACAGCTTGGTGTATTTGGCGATCCAACTATTTCCCAACAAGATATATATTCAATTGCAGGAAGAAAGCTTCCTACCTCTTCAAGACAATATGGAGGACCACGTTATCCAATGTATGAACCTGAAGACGCATGGGCTTCAAACTTTAGCGCGGCGTCGGGACTTCAATCATCAGCAGAGCGAGCATCAAAACAATATGGTGGCGCAGATGTTGTTGGCTTATATACAAAGATGGGTAAGGATTCATATTTTTATGCGCAACATCTTTCAGACGCGCTTATGAAAAATATTATGATCACACTGCCTGATATGAATAAAAAACAAATTGCAGGATTTAATAAGATGGTGCGAAATAATCCTGACGCAAAAGATTTTGCAGGTATTGAAAATCCTGACATTGCATTAGCGCAAATGGAAAAGAACCCTGAAATGAGAAAGCAGTTTGCTATGCTTGCAACAACACCAACGTATACAAAAGCATTTAGTATGCCTAACGGTCTTGATGTTGTACATGCGGTATTAGAACCTGATCTTCGTAATTTAGAAAGAGGTATTACAGGACACACAGCTATCGAGCTTGATCCTAATGTTACGCATCTGAATGCAACAGACAGGGCTTCCACCACAACATATGACACACGCATACCACGCAAAGAAGGTGCGGAGGTTCAACAGCTTGAAGCATTAACACCTTATGATTTGCAATATCCTGATCAGCTATTAGCTATTAGCAAAAATCCAAAACAAGCACCTCAGCCATTTGGCACGTTAATGATGAGTGGAGCACGTCAAATTATTGATCCCCAACATATTGATGAAATTGGTTTGTACAGAGATTTTATTAAAAAATATACAGGTAAGAAAAAAGGTGGGAAGATTCACCCCGACGGATCAGCAAGACTAGCTAA